CCACCACCACCACCGCCTGTAAGAGTAATAAAGGGTGATAAATTAATTATTGATAAAAGTCCTCAACCACCTCAACCTCAAATTAAAGCATAAAGCTATAGGCCCTCCTCGAGGGCTTTCACACAAATACCCACATTCACATAGTTGTTGATAGTATGAGCTGTGCATCCTGAAAATAGAATGCACAGCAGTGTGATTGTGAAAGCTATCTTTGAACGTCTGTATTGAAAGAAAGTCATATAACAACCCGATTGGCAATCCAACCATAGAAAAACTGTTCCTGCTTTGGATTACGCTCACAGATTTCAATGTAGCGTTGTCCTTGCATAATGTTCAGAACTCGAACTAAAACTTTTTCGCCTTCTTTCCCGCGTTTTGACAAGTATGTTTTAAGAGCACCTAGCGTTTCTGAACCATAAACACCGTCTACTTCTAAGTCGGGGAACCCTGCTTTACCTTGGTTATTAAGCAAGTTCAAAGCTCGTTGTAAAAGTGGTTTTGCAAAGCCGGTACCGCAATTCACACCAGTATCTAAAAGTTCTTCAGCTACAGCAGAGGAAATTGCATTAACCTGATCAAAACGTGGAGCAGTCCAATAGTTTTTGCGATAAATTGCTTTGGCCACATCCAGAGGTAAATCTCGCATATTGCCTTTGAATCCATTTGCTCGAGCAACTGCTTCAGTAATTCCATACTTAGTTGCACCGCCCCGATCAGCTGGGTTATTTACATACCCGCCTTCACGCTTAATTAATTCATCAAGATATTTTTCAATATTCATTTCGGTTTCCTTCAGATATAAAAAAACCGCCCGAAGGCGGTATTAACTGTTTTCAATGTCTTTTCTGGCATTCTTAAACTCTTTGATCACTTCAACGATCGTTTTACCTTCCTGTTTATCTATAAAATTAAAAATCCAACGGACTAAAGCCCAACCGGGTAAACCACAAACAAAGAAGAACCCACCTAGAGCAATCATCCCCCATACATCAGTAACCCATTCATGAAGTCCCCACTTCACAATAATGAATGAGCCGCCAGCCAAACTTGATACAACCGTACAGATCAAACCAACTGCCCACTCTTGTGGTGAGCGTGGCATACGAGTCATTAATACAACTGCTGCAACCAAGCCGACTGCTAAAGTCACCATGATTGCAACCCCATATAATTTTAAAAGTGCTGTAAAACCGCTTGTAGAAACTGGTTCCATGCCTTTTACTCCAGAATTAGGCAATAAAAAAGCACCCATTTGGGTGCCGTGTTTTAGTTAAAATCAAACTTCTAAAGTCGCCTGTGTCACTCTCGCCGAGTAGTTCCATGATGTAGGTTTCCAGACATCACGCGCCGCAACCCGAATGTAATAGGTTGTGGTCGAATCCAGATTTCCAATTGTGCAGGCATTCTCGGTACCGGTCCAACTCGCTGCCAGCGTTTCCGGATCAAAGCTGGCATTTTTACTGATCCACACTTGGTAATCTTTCAAGTCTGGTACTTCACTTGGTATCCATGTCACCGTGATTGAGTTGGATGTAGTTGATGTATAGACGTTAGTCAAGATCGGTGGCACTGGGTTGCTGATATTCAGATCTGTAAAAGTACTTGTACTGTTGGCTGTTTTACTGGCAACACGAACGGTATAGTTTCTCTGTATTCCATCTACCTTAGCCTCGTCCATGGAATAACTATAATCAGTACTGGGTGTTTCAACAGTTCTGAGTAATTGACTACCAGATAAGATTTGCACCACATAACTTTCCGCACCATATGCAGGTTGCCACTGCACTTTAAATGACATTCCAACAAATGGCGACTGCAGTGATAAACCCTTCACACCAGATGGACGCCCACCATTTAAAGTATGGCTATAAGCTGTGACTTCATCTAAAGTTTGTTCTTTCTGCTGCAGACCATTGAAGCTGGTGAATTTGAGATAGATGGTTTTATCAATCAGATTCGAATTGAATTCATGCTGAAAGATCGCTTTATCTATTCGAACAAAGGATTCACCGGCATTATGCGCTAAAGCATCATCAAACCGTCCACGTAACACACCACCAAGCGTATACAAGCCAGATCCGTTTAAGGTTGCTTCGACATAGCTGACATATTCATCACCGACTCTACAGAGCGTTGTATTCACCTGAGCATCTTCAGACGTCCCACTAAAAATCTGACTTGATGTATTTAGCTGCACTTGCATAGATGAGATGCTGGCATTAATTGCAGTAACCAACTGGCCATAGCGCGCAGATCCGTAAATTGTTCCAATCATTTCATACGTTGTATTGTCTAGACTCGCCCAGACATTACAGCCGCCCCAGTTACTTCCGCCTGATGCTGCTACCCATACCTGATTTTTACCATCCGTCAGATCGAGCGGCGGTTCAAAGATTACCGGCGCATTAACATTACCTGGTTCCTCGTTACCCCCCTGATATCCGTTTGATGCCTGTAAGTCGTATTCAACGGCTGAGCGTGAACCTAAGGCCAGTTCTTCTGCAGTCACTGTGAGTAATCCGTCCTGATCCTCCTCGATACGCGTGATACGCACTGGGAAGCGATCTAAACCCAAAGACTCATCTGTGAGCGTCACGATATCCATCGGCTCGAGTCGGCAGTACTTCCAGCCCAGATCAAACTCATATTCATTGCGCACGTAAAGTTTGCGCTGTAGCAATAATTGCACAGCATGTCGGGCAATCTTCGGCTCACAGAAAAAGTCGTACTTCACTGGATCCTGAGTGCGTAGTCCAAACATTTCAATATTGGCCTGATCCTTGGCCTCAACGGTTTCAGTGTTGTACTGATTGAAGCGATTCACGTACTCAATCTGACAATGATTAAACGCATCTGTATCACGGCTACGCTTCACGCGAACGGGCTGATCATCACCAATGAAGTCATCATCTGTTAAATGATAGGCTGGTGTCAGATCCGGTGTAAACGTGACTCCATTTCCAGATACCGCAGTGTCACCATATGAGCGAATTTTTAAACCATCCGGGCTGGGTACGATTGCACAATTTACCGCCTCAACAATTTCATTAATGATTTCATGAGCGGCACGTTGTTCTGTCAGTGCAGGGCTGATAAATAAGCCGGTTGCTGTACAGTAACGTCGAAACTCTGACAGATCTGCCATGTTTAAGTTAGGTGCAGCACCGTAGCGTGGATGACTAATTAGATCCTCAACAACGTCGGCCGGATTAGCATCATGAATCGTATCTGAAAACGTAATGTCGCTAATCACTTCAAAGTTATGATTCGATAATGATGCACTACCACCTAAGTCATAATTTGCACACGCGATATAGCCGAGAAATGGATAGTGTACTGCCTGATCAGGATGCATTGACGCCAGATAACCCCACACTGGGTTATGATCACCGTCGAAGAGTTCAAATCCGAGTTGATCAATTGGCTTGAGCTGCACACCGCCTTCAGTTTTTGGAACAATCTGCTCCTTATCTCGCCAGATATTGCCAATATCGCGTATTTTGGTTTCGCATAAACCCAGCATTAACGATGCGCTGTATGTATACGTTGTATTGCTTGTTTTCGTTTTACCGCCCTTACCTCCCGACTTGGTTGTCGTAGTATGCGCAGTCGATGAGAAATCGCCATACCAGAACATATTCGCAGCCAACCGGTTTTTGCCGTAGACCAGTGGCTGGCATAGTCCATATGCAGATTGCTGAACACGCATAGAGTTGATGCGGTTGTCTGATGTACTGATTGTTGTACTACCAAAGATTCCACCCATTATTTTTTCAGCCTCTTCATACGAAAAAACCCGGCGATTCGCCGGGCTAAACTTCCTTTGGTACCATCTTGAAGAATGACTCCCAGATGGATATATGAATGAATGATTGTTGGCCATTCAACGACAATTGCGCCATGGCTGACACATTTGCCAATTTTATAAAGCACAATATCCCCCGGCTCTGGTGGCCCGTCCACTTCAAAGCAGACACTCCTGATATGCTCAAGATAGCGCTCACCCATCTGATGCATATGCCAGTCTGGCGGATACGGACGCGGATCTAAATGGTCCATGAGTCCAACTTTTTCATAGACCTCACAGATCAGCGTACCGCAATCCACACCCACGCCTTTGACACGGCCTTGGTGGTGATATGGGGTGCCGAGCCAAGTCAGTGCTTCTTGAACAGCGAGCTGGTTTTTCTGCATAGACTCCCCTAAATTTTGGTAATAAAAAAACCGCTAAATGCGGCCTTTTATATCATCTTGGTTTCAGACAACGCTTCAGGCTTCGGGCGCTCAGCTTCGTACTGCTCTTCTGAAATGAACTCGACGTTGTGAATTGTCGAAAGTGTATTTGTGTCAGATAGCTCACCCATTGTGATGACAGCACCAGTGTCTTTATCTATAACTTTGTAGAACTGCCCATCTGTAATTGTATAATCAGTCATTATACTTGTCCTCCATCTGTAATTGTCCAACCTGCACTTACTAAATTTGCTCTAGCACTCGAAGATACAGAAGAATATTTTGATAAACCCATGCCCAATAATCTAGGTTTAATTCTTGATGCCCACTGGTTTCTTCTTGTCGTATTTACATCTAGCCATAAAGCGTTCAAGAAATCATCATAATAGGATGTTCTATATGCCTTACCCTCCATGAAAGAATCCAAAGATACCTCTACGTTGAACTTAGGACACCATGCTGCTAGTGGCTGATCAAACGCCGTTGCATATGCAAACATTCTCCACATGTCCAAACACGCAGACACGTTCCATGATTCCACAGGCTGATTAAATGACAAAGCTTCTTCAAAGAACTGCGCAAGATCCGTACACACAGATACATCCAAAGCTGCCACTGGCTTATTGAACGACTTGGCTTGGTGCATGAACATCCTTAATGCTGTGCATTTAGAGAAGTTGAGGTTCTCGATGGTCTGATTGAAGGATTCAGCCCCCATGAACATTTGACTAGCCGTCACAACAGATCTTGTATCCCAGTTACTTAGTGGCTGATTAAACGACTTAGCGTACTTGAATAAGCCATCCATGTATTCGACCTTTTGAACATTCCAGTCGTTCAGGTCCTGATTAAACGCATGGGCGTTTTCGAACATATACGATATATTTGTGGCAGAAGACGTGTCCCAGTTGCCAATAGGCTGATTAAAAGACTTGGCCCAGCCGAACATAGATGAAAAATCAGATACCTTAGAGGTATTCCATTTATCCAAAGGCTGGTTGAAATCAACACAATTCGCGAACATCCCTGCAAATGCAACGGCTGATTCCGTTACCCATGAATTTAGGGGCTGATTGAATGGAGTCCCTTGAAACATAGAAGAAAACTCAGTTATTTTCCTAACATCCCACAAGCTCAAATCCTGATTGAAATTAGGGGAATTATGAAACATACTTACGGCATATACTACGTCAGACATGTCCCAGTCTGATAAATCATATGCCACAAATTGGTTCCAAAACATCTTAGCCATACTGTTAATAGTATACGGTCTTCTAGAGTAATCGATCTTCATCTGATCTGGTTTGTTTCCGCCACAGAGAGATGTATCGGTAAGATAATTGTTGAACATCAACTGACAACTTTTCAGACCATCATCGATTTTTATTTTAAAATAACATACTATTTGTCTAGGTAAAGTTAACTCAGTAGTATCAATCGCGATAGGGTTCTCTGGAACTACCAGTCTATCTGGAACATTTGCGGCCCATGCGACGAATTTGCCTCCGTTTATGGTGATAGGGTTTTCAGCATGTGAAAGGCCCCATGTCCAGAGTTCAACCTCGTCGGCTCCGTTAGTTCTGCGATAAATCGCAATATTGCACTTGCCTAATTTAGGGAATACTTTAGATCTAGTATTGATAGATCCGTCTGTTTTAAGTAAAAGAGTATTTGACATATCTCACCTGATTAATTGATTAACCATACCGTATCTAGGTAGTTGATTCTGGCATCGATATACCTATATGCCTGCTCTAGATCTGGATAATTACTATTGCCGAAGATCGGTGTTACCCCCCATTTGGCTTTATCTTTCGAATAGATGTTTCTGGGGATATTTCGGGCTACTTCCACATAATGCTTAACTACCGCATATGTAGATATGTCTCCGCTTTTTCTTAACTTTGTGTAAAGCTCACGGATTTGAGGCAGATATACTTGTCTAAATCTAGGCCAGATATCACCACTGACAATGAAACCTGTTTGAGTGGCTCCCGCGTTTTCGCCAGTAAACCAGTTTAAAGTCCAGTCCAAATCGTAAGGCAGAATAGACCAATGGATATTGTCCCATGTCATGATATTGTAGTTATTGCCATTGATATCCCAATGCCCAACTAATTCAGCAAAGATGTAAAATATCAACCAGTGAGGTAAAACCAAAACAGAAGCGTGGTTTTGATAATTACTATCTAAGTCCTTAGTAAAGTTGAAAAGTCTTTCGATCGAGGTTTGTACCGCAGCAAATTTACTGGGTACAGGCCCTTGGTCTTCATATCCTGACATTTTAGGAGACTTTATTTCCCAGTCATGTGGATCAAAACTTTGACTCAAGTGTGCATCATATGTTGCACTATCTAAAAAGATATGGTTCAAATCAGCATTGTTAAGTGCGTAATTTTGTCTAGTTTTCTTTAATCTTAAGGTATATAGACCATAAAACTGATTATTTAAATAGACAACACAAGGTATTCCGTGAGGATAGTACTTTGCATCAGCTGTGTATTCTGCATCTGCTTTCCTATCAGTATTTGCTTGATAAATAATATTATTTACTTTGCAGTAAGGATAATCCAGTTTTCTTACAAGGCTATTCCAAAATCTGTAGCCACCTTGGTCGCGGAAATGGGTAGGGTCCCTGTAGAATCCCTTTAAGTGAAAAGAGTCAGTGGCGATCATGCTACCTACTTTGACCTTGAGCGATTCCATATCTGAATTAAAAAGATCCAATGTGTAGTTTTTCTTATAGTCGTATGCTGACCCTTGACCTTGGACCGTTACTTCCATGTTTGATTTGAAAAATGTCTGAGAGTTAGATGGGTCACTAAACGAACACACACCCGATACAGTTGTCTCGCCTAAATCGGTAGGCGGCTGGCCCACCATAGTGAAATCGATCCTGTAAAAACTCAATTCAGGGATGGCGATTTCGGTTTGCTCGATCACTTCGTCTGATGATTCCGAGCTGCTACCGAAAGGAGTAACTACTTCATCTGCTATGATTTTTGTGAAATACCACTCACCTTTAGAATTCAAAGAGGCAAGCATGTTTCCTGTATTATCGGAAACTGCAAGAACCGTGTCTCCACCAACCTCACTTGTAGATTCGATATTCAAATCAATATTTGAAAGATCAAATGAACCTCTTACCGTTCCATCTCTTCCAATTGAGAATAAAACATTATCCAAAGCATCTGAAATGATGAATAAGTCATCTGGGGTTGAGGAAATTGTATAAGGATTATTCGAGGTTTCTACTTTTGTTAAATTTGCGCCATCCCAAACATAAAGCCCTGCATCGTCTCCCCGAGCAATACGTACGGTAGAATTAGCAGGTACATTTATTTTATCTGCATCAAATAAGGCCATTGTTGCATAGCTATAGTTGCCACCTTGCGCCTCGACTAAATCAAGTGACATTTGACGAATATGATTGAGCAAAACGGTTAATGCATTTTTAAACTGTGATTCGGTGATAGTGTTCCCGATAAAATCGTAATCGCTCGGTACAGTCATTGGGTTACCCTCAAGAACAAAAAACCCCGCGAATGCGAGGCTTAGAAAGTTAAATTTGATTAAACGGATGTTTCAGGGATTGGTATAAAAGGCACGCCGCGGAAACGGGAAAAGTTATTGAAGCGGTTCTGGCAAGTTTCCAGACGCTTGTCGCAACCCGGATAAACCTTGATTCTCTGCCCCACCTCAGGATTTTCAAGTAATGGCAATGTAAGAAGCAGCACATCGAGCTCATGCAGACGAATCGTTCGTTTAAGACCTTTATTACCACCCTCTAAAAATTCGATCACTCCTTGGGTAAACCATCCTTGCGGCTGGTTAATGTCACACAAGATTCGTGATGCAGTACTGTCTGTTGCGACGGTAGTCTCAAATGCATAATTTGCACGGTCTAAACCACAGGCGTGATCAAACAGTGTATTGCTGCAGCTCGGCTGGTATAAATTACGCGGCATCTGCACGTTCAATTCATCCAAATCTGATGCAACACTGGCGTGAATCGTATTGCGATCGAACTCAGGTTCAATAATCCGGCCTTCAAACAACTTGATTGTTCCCGCACTGGTATCCGTAGGTGTGGATGCATCCATAAAAATACGTTCAAGCTTGAAACGTGCACCGTCCATTTGACCATTGTGAAAGGCTTGGACAATAGGAATTCCACCAATAGTATTTTCATCCAATCCATTGATCGTAATAGACAGGTTATCAACCTCAATACCAATCGAAAGACTAATCCCTTCTCTCTGGATGATTTCGCCACTTGAAAAATAAGTATAGCCTTCCACAATCAAATCGAAGTCATAACTAGTCGCTCTTATAACATCACCTTGAATGGTAGTAATTGTATAAAGATCTGCCGTAATGAATTGATTTGCATCTAATAACGCAATAAGTTTATCTGAAGCTGCTCTCATACCTTATTTCCTAGTGACCCAATCATGTCGACTTTCCCAGCTTTCCAGAGCTTAGACATAAAATTGGTATATTGCTGTTCATCATCAGCAAAACGACAACGATAGTAAAAGGTGCCAGTTACAGTAATAGATTCACCTTCTAACAATGGAATCGATAGCTGCAACAGACCATTGCTTGTAATCGTAAATTGAAGATTCCACATCTGAGCACTTGGAATTGACCACATCTCATTGTTGGGATTTGACCACATCAATGGATCTTCATTTTCTTTAGCTAATGTATGCTGAATCGGAATTCTGGTCGTGTATATCTGTTTGTATAGCTGGAATAGTGTTTGCGTTCCATTTCCTACAATCGTGCATTCAAATTGATGATCTTCTGGCATCTTAAAAAGAAAAGAATCAAATGATCCACGGCGCTCAAGAAAGAACCCTTCAAGCTGCTGTAATTCCTTGCGTCCTTTGCTTTCACGAAGAAAGGCAAAGGACATGCTGATTTGATACTTGGGTACCGCCTGATAACTGGCCCGTAGCTCGCGGCCGTTTACGGACTGCATGATCTTGGTATTGAACATCGGGGTTTTGGTGAGATCCCACTCTAAACCCGGCAGTTCAGGAAACAATACGTCTGACATGAATCCTCCTTATTTACCAAAATTGCGGTTATAGCCTTTCAAGCTGTTTGCTACAGCTTTACCGTTTTTCTTCAGCCATCGATCAGCACCTTTGGTGTCTACAAATCCAAAATTAAAGTGATACGAATCACCACCAGATGCAGAAGCAGGATCAGCAAACCCAGCATTGGCCATAGATTTACCTAAGGCACGAATGGTATTGGCATGCTGTTTCGGCAATACCATTTCTTCTTCGTGCAATTGCGTCATAGGGTTTACACCAGATGGAATGTCGTAACCGCCTCGAGCAGATTTGATCTTGCCCGCAAGACCAGCAACCAAACCAAAAGCAGCCGCACCAGCACCAACGGCTAAAATTGGACCGACATACGGAATTGCGACCATCGCTTTAAAAGCTCCGGCCATTGCTTCCCAAGCGGACATCATGATGCCTTTGATAGCTTCAGCTGCTTTTAATCCCAATCGAGCTAAACCACCCGCAGCTGTAACACTGGTACGTGTTGCCTCACCTGCGATCGTTGCTCCCGTTTGAGCCGCTTGGCCGGAAGCCTCGGCCGCTGTTTCGGCACCAACGAAACCAAGTTTACGAGCCAACTTAATGGCTTGGATTCTTAGCCATCCTTGCAACTCTTTAGTAGCTGTTTGCAAGGCAAATTGCCCCATGTCAGCAAGCACTGCTTTAGTTGCGTTACTCCAAGTGAGGGTACCATTCATAAGAGACTGAATGCCCTGATCCCAAAGGTTAGAAAGTCGAGAAGTAAAGCCACCAAACTTAGCTTCAAAGTCTTTCATTTCCGCATCACTGATTAAGCCCATAGACTTAGTGTCAGCAACTTTCTGATCTGTCTCTAAATCAGAAATGTTGTTTGTGATTTGGTTTTGATTGCCCTGCTTACCCGTAATACCGGTTTGCTCGTTCTCAAGTGCTAAACGCTCTAAAAGACTTTGCCGTTTAATTTCACGTAACTGATCTTCTAGTTGTTTTTCCAACTGGACTTTACGGACATTTGAAATTTTCTTGGCATCAAACTCGGCTTGGATCCGTGCAGCTTCAATTTCATAAAGGCGCTGTGCTTGCTGTTGATAATTGTCTATCTGTTCTTCACGAGCTTTTTTGTATTCCTCAAACTCTTTTAAACGGATAGCAATAATCTTGTCTGAAGCATCCTTTTCAGCTTTGACTTTTGCAGCGGCTTTTTCATCTGCAGTCATCTTGGATTTTTCAATCTCATCTAATGCCTTTTGCAGATCTAAAGCGACCTTCTTTTCTTCGGATGCATATTTATACCGAATATCCGCAAGTGCTTTAGCTGCCTGCTCTGCTTGTCGTACAGCATCGGACTTACCCTGCTTTGCCTTCTCTGATTTACCACCATCAGGATTGAGTGCCTTATTTTGTCCGATACCAGAAGTAACCCCTTTACTGCCACCTCTAGCACCTAATTGTGCATTCTGTATGTCAATCTTTGCCTGAGTTAAACGATCAAAAGAAGGTGTTCCACTAAAGATATTAGAAGCTGAATTAATTGCGGCTTTGGTGGTACCAGCAATATCAACCACAGTATCTTTGGTTTCAGTCCAGATTGCCTTAACGCCACCAGCCAGAGCCTTACCTTTAGCCAAGATCCCATCCGCATTTACAAAGTTTACGGCAGTACTTCCAATAGTCCTTAGGTTACTCATAACACCAGACATTAATCGCACAAGATTTTGTAATCCAGCTCCAAGCCCAACAATAACGACTGCCACGCCCTTGGCAACCGAGCCTAATGTCTGAATAACTCCGGTAAATGCTCCACCTTTTGTGGTGCCATTCATAAAATGACTAATAACACCGCTTAAAGCTGGCATCACTGCTTGAGCCAATTGATTTTTTAAGCCGGTGTACTGCATTTGAAGTACTTCAGTTTGAGCCTTTAATTCAATAGATTTTTGAATTGCCTCTTCACCAGTAATAATCCCTGCTTCTTCCATAGCAGACTGATATTCTTTCCAAAGCTTACCGCCATCTTGCAATATTGGAATTAAACCAGTGAGATCAGAGCCCATACTTTCAAGGTAGAACGACATTTGTTGCTGGTTGACTCCAGCTTCTTCCAGCTTATCTACATAGGTTTGTAAGGCTTCTACCCCATCCATCTTGGACATTTCTTCGGCGAGCTTTTTTGCCCCCTCAGCACTAGACTCCGTTTTAACGGCGATTTGCTCAAAAAAATCTTTAGCACCACCAGAACCTACTGATGCAAACTCACCGATCTTTTCGTTGAAGTCTTTCATCATGTCTGAGAGTTTTTCTTGAGAAAAACCCAAAGTTTGAGCTGCACCTGACAAACCCTGAAATGACTGTATCGAGGTATTTGCTAAGGCTGAGAATTTCGCAAGTTCAACATTGTTATTAGCCACTTCAATTGCCAATGTTGCTAAGCCTGCAGTAGCTGCTATGGTCCCACCCACTGCCAGTCCTGCAACTGCTCCAGCCGCAACTAATGCACCACCACGCAGAGCTCCTAACTTGGAAGTAATACCATCAAATGCTGACCCTATTTTTGATCCACCAAGTGCATCACTAATTTGGTTCTTAAAACCTTCTGAAATGGATTTAGAAACGTCATCAAACTGTCGCTTGACACTCGAGAGATCAAACTTAAATCTCACCCCTTTAGTGGTATTCTCAATTTGCTTAGCGGAATCAGAAACAATCTTTTCAGCATCATCCATACCTTTTTTAAGCTCGGATGTTTTCGCACCCACATGTACTTCTACGCGGTTGTTATTTGCCATACGAACCTCTTAGGCATAAAAAAACCACCAAAAGGTGGTTTTTAATGTATTAAAAAAGCACCCGAAGGTGCTTTGAGCTAAAATTTACAAGATTTCTTTACGGGTTCTAAATTCTTTTCAAATTCATCAAGATTAAACTCAATGACAAATGGACCTTGACGGTGAACATTAACCTCAAGCAACAATTTCTTATGCCCTTTTAATTTCTCAATTAATTGTTTTGGCTTTTCGGCAAAAAAGGTTGTATATGAACCCTGTCCATTGCTGAATGAAATATTGAAGGCTTTTTGGTTATCTAATCTTGCTTTAATAGTTTTGCCCAAAGCATTTCCATACTCAGGACTTAAAGGCGTTTGAGTAGATAAAATTACATCAACCGAATCATCTTGGCATCTGAAGGTTAGGTCAGGAATAATTGCTTGGGATGGATCCCCATTTTTCATCCATATTGAATCTGATTTCAAAGTTACATAGATATTTTTTTTATCTGTCATTTTGGAAATATCTTCTTGATATTGCCATTTTGAATCTTTTGTTTCTTTAGTGCTATTTTCTGTTTTATTTTCGGTATTACTACCTTTTACACCTAAAGCATTAAGTACAACACCCAAAAGAAAGAACCCTATAAATAGAATCAGTATCCACTTGAAAAACTTTTTCATGATTTCACCGGTTGTTATAAAGTAAGTGTAATTTAACAAACCGATTACATTTTGTCATATCAGAAAAATTGGGGGCAGCCTTAACCACCCTGCGGAAAATTCGACAAAACTTCCAGCATATCGTCCTCATCATCATCTGATAAGGTGATAGCTGGGTCTGTCTCTTCAATACCCATAAATGCTTCCAAAATACGGCAAAGCCGTTGTATCCCAACATGTGCGGGAGGGTTACTTTGCTGATACGCACTTAACGCTCTTAATCGGGGTAGATCCATTTCATTACGTACATAGTCGTAATCTTTACCCATAGTCAGCACTAAATGCGTGTACAGCTCCTCCCAATTTATTCCCCCGAAGATTCACCTGCCGGTTTACCTGTACCGGTATATTCCAAGCCTGAGGTTTTAGTCACGAGTGATAAGACTTCTTCCATGTTACCCATATCTAATAGCTCATCCGAAACAAATTCACGGGTAATATCCGGGTAATTTCGCTTAAGACAAACATGGGCCATATCAATAATTACTGAAACGGGAACATTATTTGATTTCAATTGTTCTTCAAATCGCTCAAGCGTACCCAATGGAGCTGGAGCAAAAATCCAAGACCGACCAGCAATCTCTTTACTATTACCACGCGGGTTATCAACTTGCTTAAATTGCATCTGGCATTACTCCGATAAATCGATTTTGAAAACACGGTTAAGGTCATCAGCCATAGGCTGGAATTCAAACTCAGGAATATCGTAATCGTCCTGTTTTGAACTAAATCCAAGCTTGTTACTTGTACAACGGAAGAAATTCATATGCATGAACTTGCCTTTGTAGTCACGTTGCAGATCAACGGCAAACTCTGGCGTATAGCCCATGTCTAGGTTTGATACAGTGATTGATTTAGCACCCGCTACCATTGCTGAATAACGGAAGTTAATAAATACCGTTTTCCCTGCATCTGCAGCAGCAAATGTATAAGCACCAGTTGCCGCATCTACACTGTATTGTCCTGTTGCTGGTGCCGAAGCTACACGTTTAAGTGGGATTGCTTTCGCATCTGTTACGCCTAGATCCTTTACGAACGTACCACTGTTAGGAACAACCGGAGTAACTGAACCACCAGCCGGAATAACTTCACCATTAATAGTTTGGGAAACGGTTTCGATTCCACCCTCAGCTACAACGCCACCGAAAAAAATGGAATTTAACAAAGTACCGTTAATACGCCCGAAAGAAGCTTTACATTTAATGGTACCTTTACCACGCGCAGCATCTACAGCGAATTGACCACGACCGAAAAGCTCTTTTAAGTCATAGCTAATATCTACACCAACGGATTGCATCACCCCCACTTCAACTGGTGTGGGATTACTAATCGGTTGCCCGTATACATCTTGAATCGGTGTAGCAAAAATCTTGCCGGCACCAAATAAATACTGAGCCATTTATTTTGACCTCTCTAAAATGACAAAACCGCCATCGAGGCGGTCATAAAATGAATATTTTGTTAATTGGTTGTGAGGATCCGGATAGGGATAATGGCAATCGCCTGATCATCTAGCATGTTTTCTACTGCTTCATACACTTCTATTGTGCCTTCAATCCAGCAATGCTCAACCAAACCTCCCAAGGTCTGACATTCATTAAAATCTGGATGATCTGGCTGAATAGCTTCACGTACACGATCGATGAATATATTCATCTGCGATGATGGCGGCTTTGTAGTGTCCGATTCATGAATATAGAGATAAACCTCAGCAGCTAGTTCAACTTTTGAATCTAAACCATGTACCGGGACTTCTTGCTGATTGCCTTGTGTAATAAACATGGCTGGGCGCTGTTCTGGTGTTACATGGTTAAAGTGACGTAAACGGCGACTTACCGTAATCAATCCTTCTACCCTTGTGCTTAACCTTTCAAACAACGCCTGATAGATTGCTTCGCTATCCACCTGCTATACCTCGCTCAATTGCTGCATCAATATTTTTCGGCACAATCTTGGCCACGATATCCAGTGAATCACGCATGAACCGCAATTCTCTAAACCGAACATTCCTTGAATGGGCCTTAATATTGACCTGAACCGGTGATATAGGTCGGCCAAAAGCCTGTTTAATTGTCCTTAGGTGTGCTTTAACACCCAAAGCACCATTTAGACCAAACTCATGTGCAGGTGCATAAGGCACCAAAGCACCGCCAGCTCCCACGGTTCCCTCAATGGAATCCTTATCCTCATCCACCTTTGATGAAACGGATCCACGCAAACGGCCAGACTGAACTTTGAGTCGTTGGCCACTTAACATGTCTTCCTGAACAATCCGCTGTAAGCGCAAAGTAAGAGCGTTAACCGTGCGTCTTATTTCAAACCTAACGCGATTATTCATCTCATCAAAATTGACCTGAGTATCAACACGATAATCGCTCATAGCTTAATTACTCTTTAGCAGATGCTGCAGATTTCTTTGGCTCAACCACTTCAACATAACGCTCAAAACCTAAGGGCTTTAAAATATGGATAATGTCATTATCCGATTCCAAAACGCCGTTTTTGATATCTAGGTTTTGCCCAGCAATAACGAGTTTGGTTGGCTTGTAACCTTCTGGTGCCTGATACTTAAAAGGCATATGATTCTCCTATACAACAAAAGCACCAACACCCAAACGGTTAGGGTTAGTGCCTTCATCATCAATTGGAATGGAATTTTTTAACGCAAGGTAACGTTGGCCATACATGCTGAGATCATAGAAAGCTTCTTTCGATGATCGTGAATAACTCACACTTTGGCCCGCAATTGTCATGCTTGAGGCGGTACCAAAAGCAGCACCATTGCCACTTACAGTACCAACTTTAAGAATATGTGCTGCATATAGACCTACAGCACGTTCCTTTAATGCCCCGAACTCAATTTGAGAAACAATCAGATCCGCTTCTTCTAAAGCATCCTGAATTTTTGCATCTGGCAAAGACATTAAACTCGAATCAGTCGAGAACTTTTCACGAAACGTTTGTACGTCCATAGACTCACCTTATTCTTTAGCCTGAGCTAACTTAGCTTGTAACTGCTCAAGTGTTTCATCATCACTGAACGTTACTTCAAGCGCTGTTAATTCAGCCTTCACGGCGGCCAAAGCGTCTTCATCAGTTGGCTTTTGCTGCTCACCTGCTGCATCGTTTTGTTTACCACCTTTACCACCACGGCCACCAGTTTTACCTGTTGCTTTTGGCTCATCATCTGGGATTTCCTGAACTTCAAGTTCACCGATATTAATAAGATGTTTAGCAAACTTATTTTTAGTGAGCTTCTTGTGCGCTTCTTCATCCACAAGAGTTGGTGTGCCTGTAGGCAAAACAGCAATACCAGAAAAAACAAAAGCGGCCTGTAAGCCGCTATAGATATAAGAATATTTCATACTGTTTTAATCCTTACACGTGATCCAAGTAACGGAGAGAATCAACGCGCTTCAACCATACGCCTTGATATTTATAGTGACCAGGCACTTTAATATCCACACCAACTGGTTGAGCTGCCAAGAAAGTGACGTCATCACATTTCATTTGAATGCATGACGGATCACGGCGGTAAATAATAGAACGGTCAGCACCTGCCGTACCTTTACCATTTGAACGACCTAAACCACGAATGGTTAACGGCTTACCTTGTGATGCGAAGATGTTATTTTCTTCAATGAATTTTAAGAAAGTCTTTCCGCCAGAATCAGCAACTACACGGGTAGAAAGATGTAAGTACTGATTTGATGCCATCAAATAAGTATCTGGCTGTACGGATACATCCCCATCAACAAGATCTTCAGCATCTGCCAAGCTTGCATTGAAGTCACTTAGTACTTCTTCAATGGTTGCGGTGGCCCAGTTATGTTGGGCTGTAACTATGGTTACACCCGTCTGATTTAAGAAGCCCTTAACTCCGGTAAGAGCATTGCCATACCAAGCAATGTTACTTAAGTGTTTTTCTGCAGCTAGGCGAGCGGCCTCTACTTTATCTGCTTCAAGTGCTAAATTTAATTTTTGGGCTGCTTGTAACTCAAATACTGAATACATATAACTGATCGTGCCGACCTTCACTGGCAATTGAACAGTATCATATTCAACTTCAGCCACGGGAATATCATTACCAGTTCCTGAATGATCTTTACCCATACCCACACCCTTCTTACGGCTTAGGATCTCTCCTCCACCATATACGGCATTGACAGGTTTAACAGGAATGTATTTAGCGTAATCCATCACTTGCTGAAGCTGAGGACCCATTTCGTTAAATTCTTCCAATTTAACGAATAACTGGGCTAATGCATCAATATTAAATGCATCCCCAATATTTGCCTGAACCATTTGAGCTACTGGTGTTAGACGTAGCTTCATTGCTGCCAATTTACTCATAATTATTATGCCCCACGTAAGCGAACAGCAGCTAAGCCCTGCTCATTTGAAATTGTTTCCCAAGATGCGTTCGGTAACTCTGTACCGTCTGTTGCTGTTGGGGATAAAGAACCTAACGGCGCTGCTGTGGTGCCGTTAGCTGTTTTGACATAAACCTTTGCGTTGATATCGGTGACTGGTGCCGTGACCTTCACGTAAATCGAGCCGATCGTCATAACTGGTGCTACATCAGTAGCTTTATAGGCTTCTTTGCCATCTGCCGTTTTGCCTGACTTGCCTACGCCATGACGTACGATAATTCCAAACTTAGTATTAGTTGCACCAGTTACCGCTGAAACTGTTTTTCCATCCGTACTTCGTACAACCACGTCACCATCGTTCACCAAACCGGTACCAGCTACAGGCAGGGATAAAATATCCTCTGGTCCGATGAGGTGAAACTTCATACCGGGTACGGCATCGTATTGCTTAACCATGATTTACTTCCCCTTAGATTGTTTTGTATGCGTTTTCTTTGCTGTAGGTCTTTTCTTCCCCACCGCCTGCTGGGTTGCCATCACCAGCTTTAACACTTTGCTGCTGGTGAAGAGCATCACCTACAGGATTAGAAGGATGAGTACCCTTCACAGCACAGAGTGCACGGAAAGTTGTGTCGATCTGCTCAGGCTTTGCATCACCTACTGATACGTTACCCATCAAAGCAGTTACTAAAGCATCACCAGCTTTTGCAGCAATAACATCACGCTTGATTTGCTCACATGAGCAACCTTCGGTTTTAACTGTTGGTACCAATGCCTTAGCATCGGCAATAACAGCAGCACGTTCGGCAGCAGCTTGTTCAAGTTTTTCAGGCGTCATCTGGTTCTTTTCTAGATCACCTACTTTTTGCTCAAGAGCAGTTTTTTCGGCATGCAATTGATCTACGACTGCTTGAATTGCTTCAAGCTCATCACCGATAGAAAATTGCTTATCACCAACTTTGAGCTTTGCCGCCTTTAAATTGTCAAGCTGCTCTTGCTGGATTTTTAATGCATCCGCTAAAGGCGTGTTGTCGCCAATGTTATAGCGCACACCATTTACAATAACTTCCATTGATATATTCCCCTTATGTGGAGTTTGTTGTTTGTCACCGATGCGGCAATCACCACCACAACGGCCATATTTAACGAGCGCTACGTGATTGCCTATAAAATTGATAAATTTCGCTTGATACGGCGTACCATCTGGCGCCGTACCCTGTTCAACGATTAATAAGGCTCCATAGCCAAGCGACATTTCTAGCCGCTCGTTGCTTTGGATCAGATCAATACTGATCTTGTCTTTAATGAGCAAATCACCCACCAGATAATCACCTTCCTGCCGGACGTTCTCACAATAGCCAATGTGATAATCCTTCCAGTTAGAAGCGTTAATTTCATTTTTAGGCGGGTGATAGTCAGTAGCGTCTACACCATTGAAGCTTTGAATAGCCTCAGGTTTGAAAAGCTCTTCTGCAGGCGTGTAGACATTAATGATTTGATCTGCTGTATAACCTTCCAGTGAAGGAAACTCATACGCATAGTACTGACGTACTTGAGGCGCTTTAGCTAAGCGAACATTGACGCATTTCAGGTACCCCTCTTTGGTAAATGAGCGTGTCGATTCGCTTGGCGCAAAGTCACCAACTTTTAGTTGATAAATGGTTTTCATAAATTGCGCTCAATAAAAAAACCACCCGAAGGTGGCTTTATTAATTTTCAAAATTACGTTCTTGAATAGGTAACAGAAAAGTCTTTAGCAGAACCGAAATCTACACCATCAATAAAAATATTAGTTTTAATGGGTTTGATATTCGGCGGCTGCAATCCTTTTAAACTTCCCACCACCTCTTGAAACTTTTCAGCAGCCTTACCCGCCGCCTTAGCCAAGTTAGGAAACCCGTCACAGCAAGACATTAACCACAGTGGAGTGAAGTCGCCACCAGTTACAAACCCGCCTTTAGCAAATTTCTGTGCTTGTAAACGGCGATAAAACCGTTTTTTACTAAACTTTTTGCGTTTCATGGCCATAAATCCTTATTAATGGTATTAGGCTTTTAAAGCCATAATGATCGAATCTAATTTCCAAAGCAGAATGGGGATTGAAATTAAAAGAACTGACAAGAAAACCTTTTTCAAAGTGAGTTCTCGGATCTGGTTCATTTGCTCAGGGGTTACGTTACTTACTTCATCCCATTTTATTGGAGGGGTAGAAACAGTTGGTGGTGGAGGCTTAGGTTTTTTAGAGCTTTCTACTCCATCTACTTTAACTAATGGGGGTGTACAAACAATCGGCGGAGTGGGTCTTCTTGGACCGTGGTCCTTCCCACACTTCCAGCATTTCTCGCTAGCGTTAGAATCAGTCAATTAAGATATCCTCATAGTTAGGCAATGCCGTGCAACGACATCGGATAGGCTGACCGGGATGTCCTCCATCTGGCGGTGAATCCCATCTGAATGTCTTGCCTTGCTTATGTTGATGATCTGGCCGCACTCGCTCGTCTTTGGCCGTTTGCCATGTGTATGTCTCAACACCCATCGAAAGCTGTCGGGCTTGGTTGATTTGGCCGTTAATCTTGCCCATCTGATCACTAGCAATAAGGCGCGCACGATAATCAGTAGATAACCCTAATTGCTTAATAGCTTTGGCCAACTCTTCATTTGTTTGTCCAGTCTGCAAAGCATTAGTAATTAATACTTCAAGCTTATCGGCATATTGCTGTGGAATGGACTTAATCAAACTGACATTAGCCGTAATGTTTAGATCTACCTCATCCTGAATATCAGCAGCTCGATAGAACGGCGTTAGATCCACACCAATAATCGTTTTAGTGTGCTCTGCAATTTGCTTGTCCACTTCCTTTTGGGTGTCAGTCACAACTTTTGTGGCCAACGGTCGCGAAACCTCAACAACATACTTTGTGAGCTTTTCCCTAAACGCCGTCATCATGTCTGAGAACCAAGCATCACCGATATTCTGGCCGACTGTAGGAATAACCAATTCTTTTGTTTGTTCCTGACAGTATTTTGAAATAGCCAGTAGTTGTCGTGTGTAATAAAGCTCTACACGGCGGTTTACGTGCACGGCTCTCGGCTTGGAAGCTTTACGACCTTTTTTACGTTTCTTCGCCTGCTGGAGGTGGGGTTTCAGGATCTGAATTATCGTTGTCATTAAGCTTCACCATTGTCTCAAGCTCTTTGATATGTTTTTCATCAATCACTGAATAAACACCATCAATAACAAGCTGTTTTGCTATCTGTGGCTCTGTAATAATGCCCATCTCTAAATATTTAGCATCCCGTTCTGCGTTAGCTTTCTCAACTTCAGAGCGGACCTTAGCGTCTAATTGCCATAACGGGTTAAATACTACGTCCAAACTTGGAATCTGACGTCCAAATGTAGTTTGAACAATCACTCTTAAAAGCTTCATCATGAAAGGCTTTAAGGACCATATTTGCTTGGTAGCAATACTGTCGTAATAGTTCCGAGTGTCATGCTCACCAGTCGCGTTCATACCTGCAGGTGATTGCCCAAATAAAATTGTATATGGCATATCGGCAGCGCCAGCAGCTTGAATTGAGAATTCACGCATAAGATCAGGCAAACCACCAAAGCTATAAGATTTAGAGTCGTACTCCTCATCCTTATCCAAAACGATCATACCGTTCAAGCCCTTAAGCAATCCGACACTAAGAAAACGTTCAGCTACGGATTTCATATCCTCTTTGATCTTATCGACCAAGTTAGGTGTTCTAATCACGTCAATTTTTGATTCATGGACCAGACTAGCAGTGGCTTTCTTTACGGCAGCATGATCAAGTAGATCCTCATAAACTTCCTGTAAGACACTTACCGGCTCTTCATTAACTACATCGGCATGGCCAAACTTATATAAGCGGGTATGGTGGATTCTTTGAGTTGATTTCCCGTCCAGCTTTAACTTATAAAATTCAGGCTGCTTTAAAAGTCCACCTGCCTCCTTAGGCGATAAATATTTACTGGTATCAGCTTCAATGTGCTTTTTCTTAAGCACCGTGAAAAACTCTAAACGACCAATACCTAACTTGTTTAAATCAAACGGTTGATCTAAGTTGCCGCCGTCCACTGTTCCTAGAAGCACATAGCAAACACCATATAAGCGAGAAAGTACTAAACTAGATAAGAGCACCCCATCTAAGTTAAATGCCTTACACGCCTCTTTAAGCTTCAATAAATCGTTGTCTTGTATCCCTTCATAGAACCAACCAGCTCGGAGCATGTCACTTGCTGGACGGTTTACGATGCGCTTAGCCAACCAGTGTTGATACACGGCTTCTAATTGCTCATCAGGAATTACTTTCTTAACGAAAGAACCGTGTGAAGCTTTGTCACGTTCGGTACCAATATTTGAGACAAAGTTTGTATATGCCCCTGCATCGCCAATTGCATCGGGCTTTTTAGTTTCAGCCATAATTTCCTCTAATCAAATACAGTTGGCTTTTTGGCTAATGAATCATTAATTGCATCAATGGTCGGGTCCCACTGGTCGTCATGATCATGTGACCAATCAGCAGTAAGGCCTTCAATCTCTTCAATGTAGTTCAATAGCCACGGTGCATTAGCTGGTAACCAAACGCGCTGATCTTCAACATAAAGAATGACGTCCATTGTCCGTGACAATTTGTCCTCATCCCGCTGAATTGCCCTAATAGGTAAGGTAGTTTCCCTAGAAATAGATTGAATTAATCCGGTACCACTCGCCTTATCTTCTACGGCCATATAACGAAGTTTGCCGATTTTGGTGTTGCTATCCTTATGCTTATTGATAAAGGCTTTAGCCTCCTTCAATAGCTCAGGTGCTTCCCATTTCCCGCGTTTCACATCAATGATGTAAAGGTTATTGTCATAGCCCAGACCAGCACATAAGAACACCGAGAAGTCATTATGCTTTTTGACCTTCTGAGCAGTATCGGCCCATACAGCCCGCCACTTAAGAACAGGTAGCTCTAGATAACGTGGGAACCATTCAGCCTTAACCAGATCACCACCCAGCTTTTTAGGGTTTTGCATGTATTGGCTTGCAAATGTGTATCGTGACACTGTGGCGCCGTCTTTATCTTCCCCGCCTTTCTCCAGCTGCAGCAATGAAAGTAAAGATTCTTTTAACGGCCAGTAGCTTTGACGGCCTTTGGCATCACGCTCAACATTACGTGGAATTTTGCGCTGTATTTTTTCTGGTATCTTACTGATGTACTCATCATCGATAAGCGCGGGAATACTGATCTGTTCCCACTCACCAGGTACATTACCCGTCATCACAAAGTTAGTCGGATCCTCAACGTGCAAACGCTGCATGATCAGAATAATTGGCGTATCAGATTTAGCTTTACGCGAGTTGACCGTATTTAAGATCTTACGGTTAGCTTTACGTCTTGCTGTTTGGCTAAATGCATCCTCAGGCTTTAATGGGTCATCAAGAATAATTGCACCGGTAAAGCCTTTATCCGCTAATGTACCAGCACGGCGACCCGTGACCTGCCCACCCATTGATGCAGAATAAACATGACCAGCATCATAACCATCAACGGTAGTTTTCCAGCTCGACTTAGCATCCGTACTGGTAGAAATCTTTACTGGCCATAAACTCTGAAAGTCTTCCGACTTAACAATGTTTCTGGCTGTTGCCGATACATCCTCAACTAGTGACTGTGAGAAAGACAAATACAGAAACCGCGAACGAGGATTACGTGCTATACCACGGGCAATAAGGTTTGTAAGTAATTCAGTTTTACCACTACCCGGTGGAACGTTAATAACTAGGTTCTTAACCTTTCCAGCGATTACCTCGTCAATCTTGTCGGCAATATATTCATGATGCCAATTGACCGAAAACTTAAAGCCCATACGTGGCAAGAAAAAAGCACGAGTGAAAAATAAATGTTCTTTCTCACATTTAATCCGCTTAGCTTTGGCTTTAACAGGATCAATATTCGTTCTCGAGTTCATCTATCGCCTGCCTTACCTGCTCATCGGTAGCAGTCACATAGGTAATATTTTCGCTTTGTAATGGACCACCACCAGCGCCTGTAATTTCAGTCTTATTCGTGTACTTGCCGCCTATGTCCTCAGCAGCTTGCTTAAGAATGCTTAAAGCTGCTACACGGTTTCTACTGTGCTTTTGATATTGGCTTTCGTAGCGCTGTAAACGCACCGCTAAATTTGCAATAGGGATTGCCTCAGGCTTACCCAAAAACATTTCGCGAGTCTTTTCAAAATCTTTTCTTAATTCTTCGCTCAGGTTCTCGCCTGCCCGTTTGGTCGGGTCGTATTTCTCACACTGCTGTTTAGTAACTTTTATCCCGTATTCTTGGTTGACGAGCTCAGCAGTTTCTGTGGGTGTATTAAATACGGCAAGTGAGCGAACTATAAAGAGTTTTACCTCTTTTTTTAGAGCCGCCATATCCTCAATCCTGTCAACCTACGTCAACCTAAATAGCCAAAAAAAAGAGCCTCAAGGCTCAGGTAATTACGCAGTTTCCACAACATTTCGAAATATCTAAATCAGAAACAAACGGCGGGTTTTTAGCGACTTCAATAAGCCGCTTAACGTTTTCATTTGCACCCCAGCGTTTAACAACACCGATAAACTCTTCCACATCGTGACCAGCTAAATAGTGCTTTGGCAAGCCAGTATGATCACTGTAAATAATCTCGCCGTCTTCTTCACGTTCTACACCTATATGGTAAAGCTCATGTTCAAGCAAAGCACAAAACTCACGATCATTTGCTTTTTCGCAAAAGGTAGCATCAACAGTTATTAAGTAAGTTGGCACAAAGCCGAACCAGTCTCGCATCTGTTGCTCTTGTCTGGCCTTACGCCAGCCACCAACATTGAACATGACTTTTTCGCACTGGCCTAACACCATAGCTTGCTTGCTTTTATATGCAGAAGAGGCCCAAGCAAATGCTAAAAATTCTTCATTATCGTGAAGCAGTTCAGCTATGTGATCATGATCGGGGTTATAAAGAGGTCCACCAATAGTTAAGTAATTAGCAACAACCCAATTTTTTAAATCGGGCGCTGGAACAATACGAATTGCTTCCTCTTCTTCAGCTTGATCAATAAAATCAGTCGGTGGAAATGGTCTTATTTGCTCCATCTTCAATTCTCGCTAATTCACTTTTTATCCAGTTGATGACATATCCCGACAAAATAGAATCTGGATGAAAGCGCTCTATTTTGTATCCCATCTCTTCAGCAAGATCATATCGATCAAGATTCCATGCTTTATTTGACAGCTTTCCACCACGCCCACCAGACCAGGGCCCACCCTCAATTTCAATGAGCAAACGCAATTTCACTATATGAAAATCAAAGCGCCAGTGTTTGGTATGGATCGGCTGAAACTTACTTTCAAATCCAATCGCCAAATCCTCAAGCTCTTCCTTAAGTGTTGCCTCAGCCTCGAGATATTTTTGCTTCGCTTTAGGTAGCGGTCTGGATTTAGGCTTGGTTTTAGGTTCTTTTTTCCGAGTAAGCCAAAAGTATTCTGTAGAATCCATTATTCTCACCCATAAAAAAACCGCCCTAAGGCGGTGGCTCTAAACTCACAGGCAATATAGTATTACTTCTTAAAAGTTGCCTTATAAAGCTTTGAATTAAAGTAATCCGTAATTTCTTTACCTTCGTTTTGAATTTTTTCCTCATTTAAGGGTAAAAAATCTAATTCAGATTTGAAGCTCATATACTCTGGAATAAATTTCTTTATAGGCGGAGGTGGTTTAGGTCCACCTTCTGTAATTTTTTCGATAAATCCAGCTAACCATAAAATATACTCACCTTCTGAATTATGAGGAGGAATCAAACTCACATCTATTTTTACTTTACATTCATCTAATTGTTTACTAAACAATTCAACAAAATCAATAAAATTATATTTTAATTTAAATTTTGTTCCCTTAATTTCTCTGCGTATACATGTCATAAGTAAGTTCATATTTTCAATACAGTCATGTGAAAACAATTCCTCATCTTTAATTTTGTTATAAATATTTTCCGCAAACATGAGATACTGTGTCATTTCAGCAGCTCCTCATTTTTATAAAGTATTTTTCTTAAGGTAGCCCTATTATAACAATGTTGCAACAAGAAATTTTCCATTTTTAGTTTAAGAAAATTTTAAAAATTATAAAAACGATTATATTCAATAAATTAGTACAAATAAAAGCTATGGAAATTTGATCTTTCTGTTGAGCTTTAAAATGGATTATTGTGTTTAAATCATCAATTTAAAAAGCTTGCCTAGTAGGCAAGCTCCCCCTTTTTTTGATATTTGCGCTGATCAATAAGGTTTAGTGTTACTTAAAGCAACACACTGATAATACTGAAATATTTAAAAATAAAAAAGCCCACTTCCTATTTTTATTCAGAAATGGGCTTAGCGAAAAAAACGCTTAGACCTGAAATAGGAAATATCTATTCGGAAATATCTCCAACTTCATATTGGCATAATATTTAAGCACTAGCAATAGGGATTGAATTAAAAATATTAAATATTCATATTTAAATAGATAAAGATTTCTTTTTAAATAGTTTTATTTTTAGCCTACATAATTTTTTTACTTATCAAGAGTTATAAAGAATATGTGCCCATCAATAGG